TAAGTGATTATCAAATCGAGTTTAAAAAAGAAGATTTAGAAGATAAAGACTATTGTATTTATTCTTTATTTTAAATCTGTATAAACTAAAAAAGGTTAGATATTAAATTATCTAACCTTTTTTTATGCCAAAAAAATGGAGCAAATAAAATGAGTAAAGCAATAACAAAAGAACAATACCAAAGATTAACACAGTATGAAGTCTTAGAACTTTTAAAACAACACGACACATTAGTAATAGGTGAAAGATACAACTTTGAATATAACATTTACTGGTGCAGCTTTAGAAAGAATTTATTTATAAGAGCTGGAGAAGATGAAACACCTTTAAATTTGACAAGCACTCAAACAAAAATCCTAGACCTATTAATAAAGAACAAAAACAAGACTATATCAATAGATGAAATTATATCTCATGCATGGAGTGACAAGAAGAAAGTATCTATTTTTACGCTAAGAAATATGATAAAACAAATTAGAGACAAAAGCTATTACGAAGTTATCAAAAGCTTTTCAAATAATGGCTATAGAATAGGATTATAAAATGGCACAAAGACAACAGCAAGCATATATAAAAGAGTTTTTTGATGAAATTCAAGAAAAAGGAAGTGAAAGCTTAGCTTATTTATTCAGAATAAATTTTATCAAAATAGATGAAATCGACAAAGACTATATAAGCATTATAAACAACAGTTATGGAGCTATTTCACACGACCACAGAGACGAAATAATACAAATAGCAAGAAACAAAGGCATGAGACAAAAGCTTTTTATTTAAAAACACAATACAAGAAAGGTTTAAAAATGGCAAAAAGAGCAATAAAACAAAGTGAATACAAGCAGCTATTAAATTATATAAGCAACGACACAATGACAAGACCTCAAACTTTAGATAAGTATAAGAAAATATTCACTTTTCTTTACTACACAGGAGCTAGAATCAACGAAGCGTGTAAGTTAAAAGGCGAAAATATCCACGACATTATAACTACAAGAAAAACAAAAGTCTTAACAAGTAAAACAGCAAGATTTAAAGGTCAAGGCTTCAGAACTGTATTTTTTAGCAAAGAAGCAGCAGCAAATATAGAAAAAGTTTTTCAAGACTCTTTAGTCCATTTAGATGGTTTTTGTATAAGAGCATGGAACGACAAAACGAAAGAAGTGAATACTACATCACTAACGACCAGTATAAATTTATATTTGCAAAAAGCTTTAAACTCCAAAGACTATGGTTCACATTCTTTTAGAAGGGGAATTATAACAGAAATGATAATAGACGAATCAGTAAATCCAGAAATAGTGCAAAAATTCATAGGTCACAGAAATTACGCAACGACCTCAAAGTATGTAGAAGCAACAGATATAGATATTCAAAATAGTTTAGTGAGGTAAGAAAATGACAAATACAAAAAAACACACAATAGCAGAACGACTAGTAAGATTTTTAGAACAGATGATGAAAGGAAAAAGATGAAACTAATACAAGAGAAAATGGCAAAGATGCAAAAACTAGAAGAATTAGCAGACAAAGCTTTTGAAAAATATATAAAAGCTAGAGATGATTTTCAAATTAAGTCCATAGGACATATACAATTTACAGTTATGTATCATCTTCAGCCTATTCAGATGTATGTAGTTGATAGTTCTTTAAGCGAATTGGACGTACCTTTAGAAGTAAAGTTTAAAGAACTATTTAAGATTATAAATTATGAAATCGTAGGGAAAACAGAAGCCTTAGAAAATTTATCTAATAAAAAAGAAGTTTTAAGAGTAGCTAAAGAATGGTGCGATAAATGGAAGAAAAAAGAGGCAAAATGAAAGCTAAAAGCATAGTAATTACACACTCTAAAGGCGGAGTTGGAAAAAGTACAACGACCTACCAGGCAGCAGGATATTTGCACAAAAAAGGCTACAACTATCTAGTCATAGATACAGATATTGCAAATAGAACAATATCTACTATCAACAATCACATAAGAAATGAAGATAAATTAAACATAGAGTTTATTCTATCTTTTCAAATCTTAATAGATTTTATCAGAAAAGCAAAAGAAAAATACGACTACATCATTATAGATACGGGTGGAAATATGGATATTATCACTCAAGAAGCTATAAAATTAGCAGATAAAATCATAACACCCATATCTCACGATGCAGTTACTGAAATAGTAGGTTTCACAAGGTTTAAATCAGTTCTAAAGAAACTGAGTAACCCAGAAGTTCACGCTACTTTTTGCAATATACACACAAGAGCAAAAGACTTTTCAACTATGACAAAGCAATTACAAAAATATCCAAATATGAAGATTATGAAATCAGGATTAAGAAACAGAGCCTTGTATAAAACAAGCTTACAAAAAGGACTAAGTGTAGCAGAACTAAAAACTACAAAAAACAAACTGTATAACAAAAATTTAATCAAAGCTCAAGAAGAGCTGGAAACTTTTGTAAAGGAGATATTAAAATGAAAAACAAAGATTTAAAAATAGAGTCTTTAACTCAAGCATTAAAAAATAATCAAATTAAAATAGGAAATTATCCTTTTTTACATATGGCTGATAATACTGTAAATAAAGTGGATGATTACAGATATGAAAGCTTATCTCGTAGATCAGATAAATACCCTCTTCTCCATATGAAAGACAAAGATACAGAAGTAATAATAGAAGACATGAAAAAGAGAATAATGGATAATTTTAATGAGTTGAGTTTTCAAGTAAAACAAAAAATACTAATAAACGATGAGGAAAAAAAACAAGCCAAGGGGCTAAAATGAACTACGACTCCTTAGACACAGTAGAAGATATAGAAATTCCAAGTAGTGAAGAATCCACGACCATAGATACATCCTTACTTAGTCCAAATCCATACCAGCCAAGACTAAGAGATACAGATATAGATGATTTAGCTCAAAGCATTTTACAGCATGGGCAACTTCAACCAATAATAATAAACCAAAAAAATATTATAGTAGGTGGTCATAGAAGATTTTACGCTCATAAGCACTTAAATAAAACTATGATTAAGTACACAAGAATAGAAACTACAATAGAAGAGCTTTATACACTAGCTTTAGTAGAAAATGAGGAAAGAGAAAACCTCACAGATATAGAACTAGCAATTTCATATACTTATGCACTAGAACACAACATCTTCAAAGATGCAAAAGAACTAGCAGAAAGTTTAAATAAAAGTGCGTCACATATCTGTAAAATCAAAAGCCTTTTAAAACTACCAGATGAAATCAAAAACGACATATCAGAAAATAAAAGAAAAGTATCCCCCGAAACACTAAACTTGCTTTTGAAACTCGATGACCAACACTGGCAGAAGAAATTGTATGAAGATTATATTCATGGAAAATTAAATAGAGCAGAAATAAAAGAAAAAATAAACTCTATTCTAAAACGACCCAGTATCTTAGACTACGAACCTATCAAAATAAAAGGTCATAAAGTCAAAGTAAACTTTGATATAAAACACTTAGGTGAAACTCAAAAAGATGAGTTTGAACAAGAACTAGAAAATCTTCTAGAAAAATATAAGGTAGCAGAATGAAACACGATGGTGGATTAAAGCTCACAAATCAATTTGCTCCAGAAGCAGAAGAAAATCTAGACTCTTTAGCTCAAAGCATAAAATCTTTTTCTAGGTATATGACTATATGTGGACAAAATAATTTAACAATACCAAATGAAACACATCTAAAATATTTAAAACTTATTGATTTAGCAATAAAAAAAGAAGAGATGAATCAAAAACCTATATGTATAGATAAGAGGATTCTTTTACTGAATTTAATGGCAGACGAAATGGCAATGGTTAAATTATGAAAAAAAACAAATCAAAAAACAACGGTGGAAAAACCAACTACTATTTGTTAAAATCAGCACCCTTTAAAATCAAAGATTTTGATGATTTTGCAGAATGGAGAAAGCTAAACGGAAATCAGTTCAATATAGGAAAAGTAGCATGGACTTTCAATATAGGCAGGCACAAAGGAACTACATACGAAAGAGATTTAAATAAAATAATCCACTACGCAAAAAGAGAATTAAAAAGGTTAAATAGGGAACTAAAATGAAAAGCATACCAATGAAAAGCATACTAATGACAAAAGCAATACTTGATGGTCGCAAGGTGCAGAGTCGTAGAGTTGTGAAAACAGAAGAGGGCGACCACGCTATAGTATCGGGTATTAATAAAAAGAATGGAAAATTTTGTTTATTTATTAAACGGCATAAAAAGCACTGGCTTGATAGTGAAAGTCCTTGTCATAATTTTTACTATTCTAAATACCAAAAAGATGAAGTTATATGGGTTAGAGAAAGCGTAAAAATTTCAGGGTTTGAAATTTCTGAGCAAAAATTTGATATTAAATATATGGCAGATAACAAATTAGTTTCTTTTTTCTTGCCACATAAACATATTGATAAAAGCTGGACGAAAAAAAGAGGTAAAGTCCCAGGCGGCTGTATAAAAGAAATGGCTCGTATCTTCTTAGAAGTTGCTAGTGTAAGAGTTGAGAAGTTGCAGGATATAAGCATAACTGACATTAAAAATGAGGGTTGTCCTGAAAAATTTTGGAACGGTCGCACTGGAACAAAGGAACAAGTAGTTAAGTGGTGGATAGACACTTGGAACAAAACAGCACCAAAAGGCTACAAGTGGGAAGATAATCCCTATGTATTCGTTTATGAGTTTAAAAGAGTGGAGAAGCATTATGAATGAATTAATAGAAGAAGCAAGATTAACAATAGATATGACCAGGACACGAAATGGCAGCACTCAAATGTTTAGAAGAGATTATGGGGACAACAAATTCACAGATAAAAATAATGCAGATGTTATTTTAAAGCATGAAAGACCTGAAATGTATGCTGAACTTATAGATGAAAAATGGTACTGGGTAAACGATTGTAGTAAATGCAATGGAGTAGAAAATAAATATTCCTATGTTGTGTGTGAGAAGCATGATGTATGTAGCGAGTGCTCTACTCCAAGAAAACAAATAAAAGGTAGTGTGTACGGTGTTAAAAATGGATGGTGCTGTGTACCATGTATGGAGATATTAGAATCAATTACAAGAAAACAAGCCTTTGACAAACTTGATGGCAAAGAACCAAGAACAATTTGTATGGATGAAGTTGTATGCCCTCATTGTGGAAGTGGTCAAGGCTGTGATGATATATATGAAAATCACGAAATGGAATGTGATGTATGTAAAGGGGTGATGACGGTTGATGTTAGTTATAGAATAAATTATTCAACTGCCGTTGTCGGGAAAAGGATGACATCGTGAAAAATTATGTAGTCGTTTATGAAAATGGAGAAGTTGTATCTTGTAAAGATATTGATGAAGCTATAAAAATTAAGATGGGGGGATAGATGTATGAAGAAGTAGAGTGTCCATATTGCAAAGTGTATGTAGAGATAAACCCTGATGAACACTATAAAAAAATACAAGCATATGAGTGTCCTGAATGTGAAAAGAACTTTGAAGTTTTAGCAGAAACTCATATTAGCTACTCATCTTGTGGTATGGCTGACTGTTTAAATGGTGGAGAACATAAATGGGAACGGATTATAAGGTCTCCATTTATACGCTTCAAAGGAAAATATCGTTGTAAAGACTGTAGTGCAGAACATACAGTTAAAGATGAAAAAGCTACACAAGCTGAGTGGGATTTATATTACAACAGAGATATTGAAGGAGCATGAGATGAATGAAGAAGTAGAACTATATAAAGATGAAGTACGATTAATAGGAGTAAACAATGAGTAGAAACCCTGCTTTAACAATCCAAGAAATGAGTAAAACAGAAAAAGAATTAAGTGTAGTTTTTTTATCTACTTTCTTCTTAAAGGAATATTTATCTGATGTAATAAAAAGCAAAGATGATTTTCCTAAGCACGAACCAGTATTTAAACTATTATTAAAACAAACAAAAATAGCGAAACTATTTTCTAAAAAAGTAGATACAACACTTAGAAAAGCAGCAGAACTATTTGAACAAATAGAATTAGAAGCAAAAGGGACTAAACCCTTGAGAAAATTTGAAACAAAAGTAAGACTAGATAAAGATGGAGATGTAGTAGTGAACAGTTTACTTTTCGCATCAGCTTTAATATTAGAACATAGAAACCTAGAAAATAGATTTTTGAATCTAGATTATAAATTAGCAGAAGAAATCTACTCAGACTTTGAAAACTCAAATATCAAAGTAGTAACAAACTCAAGAGCAATGTGTAAAAAGTTTATAGAGAGATTAAGATGAGTTGGAAGTATGGGATAGTAAATGCTAAAAAAGCTTTTGAAAATGAACCTCGAAGCTATTATTATAAAAAGATAGCCCCTGCAATTTATAACGGAACTTATTGTTATAAAACAAGAAGAATTAAACCAAAAAAAAGAACTGTAATTATTGGTTTCATTGAAGGATTAAGAGAAGTGGAAGTTTATAGATAATTAGAAAATAACAAAAAGGAAGATAAATGTATTTGAGATGGATGGAAGAAAATAAAAAGGCAAAATAATGAATATACAATTAATTAAAAAATTCGAACAAGAATTTGAATATATGCTAATAGGGGGAAACTTACAATTTACAGAAGATAAATTAAATTGGTTTCCTTTTGAAAGTAAAGACTGGTGCAAACAGTATCAATCAATTCAAATAGTGATAGATGATGATTTTGTCAAGTTCAGAAAAGCATTAGCTCAAGGACAAAAAGTAGAATACAACTTTGGTAACTCAAGTTGCGAATATCCAAATATTTGGAAGAGACTAGAATCACAAAACTTTTATGGAATACCAAAAGAGTATAGGATAATAGAAACAAAAAAAGAACAGCTAATAAGAGAATTAGCAAATCTATTTTCTACAGAAATGAGACACAAATACACACTAGCTCAACAAGTTATATTAATAGATATTATTCACAAAGTTTTTGAAGATGAAAATATGTAAAAACTGTGGAATAGGAATAGGAACTTTTCTAGAAGTAAGCTATAGAAAAATAAGACTTTGCAAGATATGTCATAGAGAAGAAAGAAAAGAACAATTTAAATATTGGTATGATAAACAAGCTAAAAAGAAAATAGCTTCTATTTTATGTAAAGTATGTACCAAGGAATTTACGCCCAGAACTAGAGCTATATATTGTAGTCCAAATTGTTCAGAATTAGCAATAAAAATAAAAAGAAAAATTAGGAGAAGCGAGAAATGAAAACTTTAATTTTATTAAGTATAGTAGTAATACTTTTGTCAGGATGTACTCCAGTTCAAATAATGGAAGGGCTAGAACTTTTTCACGATTACAACAGATAGACTGTGCCAGATATGTGCCAAATAAAATCATATGTGCCAGATATGTGCCATAAAAAGAACACATATTTAACACATTAATCAAACTTTATATTAATATAGTTTGGTTTTATACACTAATTAGACTATAAAAAGTCTAATGCGTATCAATTATTATGATAAAAGCCTCACTCTAGAGCTACCATTACTAGGTATCTCTAGAGATTCATCTTCTTCACTGTGCCAAATTTGTGCCATTTTCATAAGATTTTCCATCCTTGTATTTTCATCTTCTTTTATAAATTTTGTATAGACTTGAAGCGTAATAGACAAGTCTTTATGACCTAACATTTTACTTACCCATAAAGGATTAACACCTTTATACATTTTAGAAATAAAGGTACTAGCAAAAGTGTGCCTTAGTTGGTATAAATATCTTTTTTTTATACCATATTTTTCTAGTCTGTTTTGAAAACTTTCATTTATAACTTGTACTCCATAATATCTTTTTTTCTTTTGATTTACAAATACATAGTTCTCTTTATTTTTAGGAGCAATTTCTTTCCACTCTAAAAGTATTATTTTTAAAGTAGGTAAAATATCTACATATCTTTTGCTTGTTTTAGTTTTTGGTTTTCCTAGAATTCCGTTTACAATAGCTTTATAAACAGATATTCTATCTTTTGTAAAATCTATATCATCCCACTGTAAGGCTATTATTTCAGAGGGTCGCATGCCAGTTAAAAGCATTAAGCAAACAAAATATTTTAGTTTCCCTTTGAATTCACTCATGATAATATTTATTTCTGTTTTATTAAAAGGATTTATTTCCTCTTCTGTTTCTTCCATTTGAAGAAGACTCATATCTTTGTCTTTGTCTTTTGGAGATGAAACTTTTGTAAAAGGATTATCTTTTATAATGTCATTTTTAAAAGCACTATCTAAAACTTGATTAAAAATATATCTATATTTTAAGACTGATGTTTCTTTATGCTTCTTCAAAAGTGTATTTTGCCATGTTTCTAACTCTATGGGCTTTATACTTTCCATCCTTTTATTTTTAAAATAAGGCAGGACTTTTTTATAAAAGTTATCAATATTTGTTTTTACTGTATTTTGTCTAAGTCTTGATTTATATAATTCAAAAAATTCTTTGGCAAACACTTCAAGTATTCCAGAAGTATTTTTTTTAACCCCAAACTCAAAAGAACCATCCATCATATCTTTTCTAATTGTAGGCAATAGTTCTTTTTCTACAAACTTCATATTTACACTATTATTTTCTAGTTTAGTAGATGGTCGTTTCCTTACACCACCATACTCCAAATCCAAGTAAATTTTTGAAGATGTAGGATGTTTATATATGCTTGCTTTCCAATTCATAAAAGATTATATCTAAAGTTCTTTTAGACTAATCCCTTTGTCTTACCCTTAAAGAATTTTCTATCTTAAGATTCAAAATCAATAAACTAATATAAGGAAAAAATTTGTCTAAAGATACTGATACTACAGTAAGTCAAGAGAATGTAAATCCTCTAGCAGAAGAAGAAAACAAAAGTATTGTTGATTCAAAAGAATCTAATCTAGAAACAGAAGTAAAAAAAACAGATGAAACAAAAGATGAAAATTCTATTGTCGATGAAGAGTTTACTTCTGCAAAAGAATCCACTGGCGGGAAGCTTGATACTGATACTCTAGTTCAAGAAGTAGCAAAACTAGAAGCTACTATAGAAACGACAAAAGGTCAGATTCCTGATGTAAAGATGTTTTATAGAGAGATAAACAAATATCTTTCAGAAGATGATTTAGAACTACAGTTTGAAGATGACAAAACAGCATACTTTGAAAAAGTAGAAGAAGCAAAAGCTAAGTATCTAAAAGAGAATACAAAAGATATGAGTGAAGATGAAATCAAACTTGATAATGCAAGAAAAAATCTTCATACAGCAAAAGCTATTGAAATAGTTTTAAAAGATGCAAAATACAAAGACTTCAATTTTCAAAAAGCATTTGAGTTTTATAACGAAGAATTGAACACAAAAGAAAAAAGAGCTTTAGACGAAGGTTCAACTTTAGAAAATCTTCCAGAATATTTAAAGAAAGTACATGATGAATTTCTAAAAAGAAATCCAAGAAAGATAAAACAAGTACAAGGCTCAGGTATTCCAGATACATCAAATACAAGTAAAACATCTATTGATGACAAATCAGAGATTAAAAAAGAAGCAGAAGACAAGAAGTACAAAGACTCTATTGGCTTCAAAAAACTATAAGGAAAAAGTATGGCAAAAGAGACACTTATTGAAACAGATAAAGACCAAGAAGATAGATGGCAAATAGAAAGTGATGCAAGAAGCATCAAAGAGTTTTTTGAACTCAAAAAAGATATTGATAGATTTGCTAAAGCTATCAAAGAGTTAGAAAAAGAAGAGTCAGCTATTGTAGAAGCAGTGAAAGAAACAACAGCATATAAAGAAAGTATAGGCTTCAAGAAAAAATAATTTATGAAGAAACTAGAGCTTCAAAAAGAGATGATAAAAAGAGAATTGGCTAAAAAGTCGATTCTCCATTTTACAAGATATGTTATAGAAAATATATATGAAAAACCTTTTGTTGAAGCATGGTTTCATGGATATATAGCAGAATTATTCCATCAAGTTTATCAAGGAAACATAAAAGAGTTTCTAATTACCATACCACCCTCATATGGTAAAACTATGATGACTACTTGTGCTATAGCATGGCATATAGGTCATGAACAAAGGTCAAAAAATATTTACACTTCTTATGGTGGAGATTTATCAACAGCAGTATCAAAAGAAGCTAGATTTATAGTGACACATCCAGCTTACAAACTACTCTTTCCAAATATTCAAATCTCAAGAGACCAAGATGCAAAAGGTGAGTGGGAAACAGTAAAAGGCGGTGGAGTATTTGCAACTGGTACTGGTGGAGTTGTTACGGGGAAACACGCTCCTTATGGTGGAGTATTTATTGATGACCCCACAAAAGCTAGTGAAAGAAACTCATACGCATCCTTACAAAGTGCCATAGACTTCTATACAGATTCTTTAGTATCAAGACGAAAAGACTTTATAGGCTGCATTATGCAAAGGCTAAATCCAAATGACCTAGCAGGGTACTTACTAGAAGAAGAAGACTTTTATCACCTAAATTTAAAAGCTCTAGAAAAAAGACCAGTCATCTATGAGCTAGGAAGTTTCAGATATGAAAGAGCAGCAAACGAAGTCTTATATGAAGAGTATGAAGACTATGCAGCAGTTCAAAAAAAGATGAAATCTTTAGGTTCATCAGCATCAGCTCAATATCAGCAAGAGCCAGAAACTATAGATGGTGACTTTTATAAAGAAGAACACTTTTCATACATAGGAGAAGTTGATATTCCAAAAGATGAAAGAGTTTCTATCATAGTAGACCCAGCCATGAGTACAAAAAAAACAGCAGACAATAGAGCCATACTTCCTATTGGTATTTCAAAAACTGATGATGACCTAGAATTATTTGTAGTGCATGATGTGCTTTATGGCTTATGGAAGTTTGAAGAGTTTATAGATAATATTATTGATACTATGTATAGATACAAAGATGCAGCAGTTTATATAGAGATGGCAGGTGGTGGTCATATAGTTGTACAAGAACTTAAAAAAGCAATTATTAGATTTAACACAAAACTAAAATCCCAAGGTGAACAGCCTTTAAAAAATAGAATCTACGAACTATCAGCTAAAAAAAACGGAAGTACAAAAAACCAGATAATAGAAGCTTGTGAACCCTACTTTATATCAAGTCAAATCAAATTTAAAAAAAGTGCAAAAGGCTTAGAGCAACTAAAACGAGAACTAAAATCCTTTGACCCAAACAAAGACTCAGCAAAAGATGACTGTATGGAGTGTCTAGCAATAGCAGTTACAAATCCAGATATAAAAGCTGGAAAAAAAGCAAAAGAAAAAAAGAAAAAAATCAAACCAAGAGGAAGACAACAACACTCATCATCAAACTGGAGATTGTAAGCTTCTAGTGGTAAAGACTAGAAGAATAAAAAACACTAAGCTAAATACAAAAATTTAGGAAAAAAAATGCCAAACTTGCCTACAGAAGAAATACAATTCAAGGAAAAGGTGGAAGAAATACTTCCAGACTTATTTACTGCTCTTACCTTATCTGATACACCTTTTGATAAAGCTCTTGCTTTTATTGAAAAGGAAAGAAAAAGCAGAACTTTTGATAAAGACACTTATGCAAATCTTATTAGTCAATTTTTAGCCTCAATAGTAAATGCAACAAATCAAAATGCATTAAATGCTTCTATAAAAATAGCAGAGCTAGATATTAGAAACAAAATTCAAACAGATATTTTAAATGAAGAGTTAAAAAATAAAAAGCTAGATAATGCTTCAAAAGCAGCTCAAAATAAAAGGATGCTAGGAATTACTTTAAGTGAAGCTGGAATAATTACTTATTTAGCAGATGGAAAGTCAGAAATTGAACTGAAGTTACAAGCTTTCAAAGAAGATATAGCTATGAAAAAGATTGATAAATGGCGAAACTATGGTGCAAAACTTGAAGATAATGGAACAATCTCATACACAACAGATGAAGAGGAATTAGCCTATGTTACACACCATCAAAGAATTGATAATATGAAAAAAGAAATAAGATTAAAAGAAGTGCAAGCTTCTTCTTTAGTTGAACAAGTAGAAGATAACCGTATTATTAAAAACATGAGTGAACTAGCAGAATATGTAACAGCACTAGGGTCAAATGACCTACAAGCAAATGCAACTTTTCATACAAATTTCTTAGTTCAACAAAAAGCACTACTTCTTAAAAATGGCTTTACCTTTACAGATGGAAAAGTATTCTTTAAAATAAATGATATAGATGTAGAGATAGGCGACTGGGATACAGCTCCTGCTCCAACAGTTCAAGCTTAGTAAAATAAATGCTAGATATCAAGCTGATAAAAACATTTATCAAACTAAGCCTTCCTATAGCTCCTCTAGAAGAGATAAATAGATGCATCAATAAAGCATCTATTATCAAATATAAAAAAGGTATGCTTTTTATAGCAGATAAAGAGACTATCTTTTATTTTATAATTGATACAGATAAAAGAAGAACCAAAGAGTTTAGAAGATTTTATGATGATTGTTACCTTCATATGAAAGGAAGGTATTTTTTCTCAGAAGATATATCTACTTTTAAAAAAACTTGCCAACTAATAGACCCTATAAACCCTCTAAATCCAAACTTCAAAAAATACAAGTGGTTATAAAATGAAAGATTTCTTTTTACTTTGGAACTTGATTATCTCACTTGCTACTTTAAAAAGTGGTGATGGTGGCGGTGGGAGCGATAACAATAGTAGTGGTGGGATGGAAAACAACTCACCAGAAAACAACTACGGTGGAACAACAAATCAAGACCACAATAGTGCCAATAATAGTACTGGTGGTGGTGATGGTGGTGGAGGTGGTGGGATGGAAAACAACTCACCAGAAAACAACTATGGTGGAACAACAAATCAAGACCACAACAGTGGTAATAATAGTATTGGTGGTGGTGGTGGTGGGAACTCTTCTTCTGATTTTTCAGGATTAGTAGATACTCCTCTTTCAGATTCATATTTTGACACACCAAAAACTACTACTCCTAGCTACACAGATAAAGGACTAGGACTATCATCACCCTCAACAAGTTTTGCAGATACTCAAAGCAAAGGTGGTGGCACAACTTCTTCCTATGATAAAGAGAATAAAACTCTAACAACAACAAGTCCAGCAGATGTATTTGGTGGAGTTCAAACAGATGTTCTAGGAAAAGGACTGTTTGGAAACACAAAAGATTCTTATACTACAAATTCTGTAGGTGATTTAACCTCTCACACAAGTGTAAACTCACTAGGTATGAAATCAGATACTCATTATGGAGTAAATAACCAAGAAGTAGGATTATTAACAGAGCTAGCACTTGATGCCTTAGATACTATAGGTCTAGAAATTACAAATAAAACAACTATATCCCAACTTGACTTAGGAATATCTATCTTGTCTTTAGGCTACTCTTTAATGTCAGTGCCTACATCTATGTCTATATTGTCAAACATAAGTAAATTAAGTGGTACTTTCCAAGTAGCAGGGCTAGTATCAGTAGCTGCTAACTTTTCAAGTGCATATAATCAACTAGATAATATATCAAAAACTGCACAAGGATTAGGGCTTGTTAGTCCAGACACAAACAATAATTCTATAGGAAACAACAACTCTCTGGGTTTAGGTGGCTATGATACGTCTAGAGGTGGTAGTTCTTTAGATAATTATATAAAAACTGGTGAAGATGAATTTGCTATAGGAAGTGAGACTATGAGCTTCATCTCAGACTACTCAAGACAAATAGACAACATGATAAATTTAGAAATTTACGAAAGACTAGCTGGTGGTACGATTTACAACGAATACTTTGCAGGTGGTGCTATTTTTGATGCATCTATAGTTCCAAATATAAACTTTCAAATAGGTTCAAACTATACACTTTCAAACTTTGCAAAAGAGATTCATAGTCCATATGAAGCCCTTGCTGGTGGAAAGTTTTACTCTTAGACTATACTATTATCTGATACTTTTGCAAGATTTTCTTTTTGTTCTATTTTTTGAAACTCTAGCATAAGTTCATCAGAAGATAGTTTACTATAGTCTAGTTGATTATTCATATTATTCTGATTTGCTATTTGAATTATAGTATCAGGTGCTTTCCCGTGTATTTGATTTTTAACTTTTTCTACTATTTCATTGTATGTTTTTATTTCACCCATAGATACTTTTCTCATATCAGTTTCTAAGTTCATAACCATAAGTTTTTTATTAGCTAGTTGTACACCTTGTAAAGCCATCAAATCAAAGTTTTCTATACTCATAGCTTCCATGATTAAAGCTTCTGCTCTATTATTTGCTATGACCTTTTCTTCAACACTTAGCATAGTCTGGTTTTTACTCTCAGTTAAAACTTCTGCTAACATCTTCTCTTTTACAGTTTGCCAAATAGGATGGTCATGCATTTGATTTCTCATTTCTTCTGCTATATCATCTATTTTATCTTTGTATTTTCCTTTAAGCCATTTACCTTGAGGGTCTCTATTGCTCCAGCCATTTATAGTTTTTAAAGGTACATTTACAGCTTCACTAGTTTTTTCAAAAGTATAGGCATGTATTTGTACATAGTCTTTTGCTCTTTGCTTTATTTCATCATTATAAAGTTTTGCCATAGTTTATTTTACCTTTAATATTTAATAATAGGATTATTATATTGTCCTTCTATTTTTTCAAGAGTTTTAGTCCAGTCTTCACTTGCCCTTTGTTCAGGAGTCATATTTATTCTTGCTTCTGTGGCTCTTGCTTGTTGTTCTCCGTAAAGTCTTTGATAGGCTTCGTAAGGGTTTTTACCATTAGCTATATTTTCTTCCCATTCTTTTATAGTTTTTGTTTCAGGCATTTCACTATATAGTCTTTTAAAATCTTCTTTAGTTATTTTATTGTCTTGAAGCTCTTTGATTAAAGCTTCTACTTTGGGTTTTCTTTGAGCGTTTGCATCAGCAATAAAGCTTTGATTTAGTTTGTCACTTCCTTTAAGCTCAAATTCATCTACACTTCCACCCCTTGCCCAACCCTCTTTGCTTTGAATTGCGTGCTGGATTTCGTGGAGCAAAACAGATTCTATATCTTTAGCTTTTTTAGGATTAATACTAATATCCATACCCCCCTCACTTATTCTTAATGATGCTTGACTATCACCATAGTTTCTAAAATAAATATCCATATCTTTTAAATTTGGATACCTATTGAACAACTCTCTATGTTTTGCTATATCTCCCAACTTATATGACTCCGAATACCACTCATCATCAAATCTCTGGCTATTTTTTGCAAATTTTTTACTAAATGAAGCATATAAGCCAAATTCTCTATCGTCAATCTCTTTCATAACTTTCTTAGTTGCTACATCACTAAAGGCACTCCCATCATACTGTTCAAGATATTTTTTGTTTATAGTAAAATCCGCTCCACTCCTATCAACCCCTACTAAAAAATTAGGATTTTCTTTATCTACTCCATTTATATAATTTCCATTACCAATATGCATTTTTCTTTTTAAAGGAAAGTATGATTTCTTATCAGATGCTTTTATTTTACTATAAGCAGAAGCAGGAATATTAAACTCTTTTGGTTTAGCACCAACAAACATACCTGCAACTTCACCACTTAGATTCTCATCCTTAAAAGCTTGAGGAAATAGTTTCTTAGCAGCTTTTAATCCAACTACTCCAATAACAGCACCAATAGCAATATCAAGCTCATCTACTTTACCATCATTGTTTATATCAGTTCCAGTAGCACCAGTTCCAGCACCACCTACAAAACCAGACCCTAAGATTTCACCATTAGCAAAAGGTGCTATACCTCTTTTATCCATTTCTTCCCAAGACATACCACTATCTACAGCTTCTTTTGTAGTAGTAGGTTCTATGTCGATTTTCGTTTGAGTTTGAGTTACAGCTTGAGGGATATCACCTTGCTGCATTTCTTCTATTTGAAGCTTTATTTTGTTTATTAAATCTTCTGATACTTTTCCATTCTCAAGGTCTGCTACATCTTTTACAGTTAAAACAGCACCATACTTAGGATTAGTAGTATATGAAGCTGGAGTCTTTACATATCCGTTAGCATTTGAGTTGCCTTGACCAAAAAATTCTTCTTGAGTATATTTATCACTTCCATCTTTAGTATTTGCATATCTAGTATCTTTTGCGTATGTTGTTCTAGCATTTTCTATCACATCATTATAATAAGGACTTTGTTGAAGTCTTTGTGTTTCTAAATTTTGAGGGCTTACATTTGCCTTATCTAATTGATTAGATAGATTTTGTACTCTTTGTTTAGCTGGCTCTTGAACTTTGATATTTTCATACTCTATTTGCTCTATAGGTTTAGATTCAGGAGTTCTAGGAAGTTGATAATCCATAGCCATATCAGCACTTCTTTGAGTTTCATATTCAGCTCTTACAGCTAAAGCTTCTGCTTTTCTTTTTGATTCTTCTATAAACTCTTTTTTTATTTGTTCTTTCTTTTTTGTATCTTTGATATTTTTAAGTGTTTTTTCTATTTGATTATATTCAGCTTGCCTATCAGCTTTTAACTCTTCTATATCAGTTCGTATCTTCACAAGTTCGTCTATCTCTTCTTTTGCATATCTTTTATTTACTGGAAGCTTTTCATTTTTTAGCTTTAATCTATCTATGCTATTTGAAAAGTCAGTGCTTGTGTATCTTCTTTTTTTAGACATATCAGTTACTACTTGATGAAAAGCATCAGCTCTAAACAATCTTTTAGAAAAGTAACCTAACATTCTGTGTCTTATAGCATATCCAATGCCAAATAAGAAGTCTCTAGTTGAATCTTTAGATGTTCTTCCAGCTTCACTTAAAGGAGTTTGTTTTTTGATTACTGCATTTTGGATTTTCTCTTCATTTTTAGAAAGTGTTCTAAAACTATCAAGAGTATCTAAAATCTCTCTACCTCTTTTTGTAGTTCCTAAAGTCCTATTTAAAGATTGACCTTTTAGCTTGTCATACATTTTATTAAACTCTTCAAAGTCGATATAGCTAACATCCTTACCAAACTGCAAATCTTTTACTTTTACAGTATCTAACATATTATTTACAATAGACCCATAAAACTCATCTAGCTTATCAGGGTTTGATTTCCCTAGTTGATAAGCAACTTTTCCAAGCATGGATAAACCATCTTTATCTATATCTCCATTTTTAGAGATAAAGCCTTTAGTTACTTCATTTATATCAACTTTACTTTGTAAAATATCATCTATGATTTTAAATCTACCCTTAGTCTTTTTCCAAGTACCAAAGTCTTCATTTACACTTTTCCACTTATTAGTTATTTCTTTTGCTTTAACTGAATCCTTATCAAACTTTTTATATATATAATTTTCTATATCATCATAGATGGAAGTTTTTATTTCACTTAGTTTAGTCTTTTGAGTTTTTGTAAGTTTATCATTATGTTTATAGAAGAAGTCATTAAACTTTTTTTGTAAGTCCATCATACCAGTTAGAGTATATGTATTTACATCTTGTTTTATTATAGTTCCATCAGCTTGTTCTACTTCTTGTTTTAGATTTATTTGTATTAAATCAAGCATAGAGTCATAGTCTTTTTCAAACTCATTTAAAGCATCTTTGCTTATGTTTCTACCTTGTACATTTTCTACAGTTTTCAAAGAGTTTATATTTTGATTTATTTTATTTACTACACTAGGTTTTAAATTTATATTTTCATTTCCAGCTATTTCTACTATATCTTTTCTAGTATTTCCGTGTAAGTCATTCCAGTATTTTTCTATTCCAGAAACTTCACTTTCTATAATTCCAGCATTTTTTTCTATATTACTAGCTATAGTATCAGTATTTGTTTCTTTTATATTAAGATTATTATAAAGATTGTTTGTCAATACTTCACTATCTTCTGTTACAGCTCTTCTGGCTTCAATAGAGTTTTCAAACATATCAGATAAAGTTTTTTGAGTTTCGTCAAAACTAGCTAGGGTGGTAAGCTCAGTATCACTAGCCCCAAACTCTTTAGATATATTATCTACTGTACTAGCTTTAGCAGCTACATCTGCATCATTTACTTTTAAAATATCTTCTTTATAAGCATTAGCTCTTTTTTCTATTCCTATAGGAACATCTTTTAAAGCTTTTACACCTTTGATTCCACCTTCAACAACAGCACCACCAATAGCACCACCAGTTACATCTAGAACTCCAGATTTCAGCATTTCATCAGCTATTTGAGTGGCACTTAGTTTTTCTCCAGTTTCAACAGCAGAATCAAGTATATCTAAAGCATTTCCAAACATAGCTCCAAAAGCACCAGAGATTAAAGTAGCTGGGATTTGCACTCTTTTACCCATACCTTTTGTAGCTTCACTTCCTAAATATGCAGCTCGCATAGCTCCACCAATTTCCATTTTATCACCATATAAATCAGATATTAATTCCTTAGTAAAGTCTTTGTTTACTTGTATTTGTTTTCCATCTTTACTTACATAAAACTTACCATCGTCACCTTGACCAAAGCTATCAAAACCATAATCATCTATAAAAAGATTTGCAAGATTATCTATATAAGTCTCTTTTCCTTTTTCATCATCAGCAAGTAAACTATTGCCAGTCTTAGCTATTTTGTTTGCTTTATTATATGCTTCCATTGGTAAGTCATTTGCTTCTATAGCTCTTTGTATGATGCTTTGTTCATCAGGAGTATATTGACTAGCAAAATCAAACTCACCTAAAGGAGTAAAGGTATTAGCAGTATCTTCTACAGCTTTTATGTATGGTCTTGTATAATCATTTTCCACTAAAGGCTTGATAAAAGTATCTTGTGATTTTTGGAAAGCAGAATTTATAGGAAGAGCTACATTGTCAGCTATTTCTTTTGCATCCGAGCTTCTATCCATCAAAAAACCTAGAGTTTTATCTACTGCATTATTTAGCCAAGATTTTGGTTCTTCTTTTGGAGTTTCTAAAGACTTGTTTATCTCATCCATTGGCATAGAGTGAACTTGTTCATTATATGGAAGTTCTACAGAAGGAGTTGATTTCTCATGCGAAATTTCTTCTTCTATTAACTCAATTTCTAAACCTTTTTCTTTTACATCATTTGCAAACTTGATTCTTTGTTCATCATTTAAAGAATCAAGTGTGCTTCTAGTTACTTGCATTTTCATATTAATACTTCCCGTTTAAAATATCATCTGGTGATAGTAATTTAACTCCGTTTATATCAACATTTTGTCTTCTAGTATTGTCCGTAGTTGCAGGATTTGTATTATTTTCTACTTTAGTTTTTATTGTTTTTACTTTCACTTGAGGTTCTTCTTTTGTCCCTAGCTTTATATCTTTCATATAAGAGTAATGTTCAGGCATTTCATATTGAGCATCAAGTAAATTGTATCTTTCTTTTATTAGTTGTTGAACCTTTGATTTTACTCCATTTAAAGACTTCACATAGTCATCTTCTCCTAGTTTATCAGATAAGCCAGAACCTTGAAGTAAAGCCATATCTTTATCAGATAAAGTTCCAGCTAAAGCAGAAGTCTTACCTAAAGTAACATCATTCATTAAAGAGTTAAAAAGTCTATGTCTATCACTCTCCGCCCAAGCTGGAGATATACTACTTAAACTAGAATCTAAACCACCAACATAAGAGCTATCATATGCTTTACTTAACTTATCTAAAGTCTCAGCATACTTAACAAGTCCATCTAAGTCCTCAGATTCTTTTGTAGTTAAAGGCTTAATATCTTGAGGCTTTTTATACTCTATTTCTTTAGGTACATCACCTTTTTCTATAAAAGTATATTTTTGAGTTACACTCATTTTCTTACCAGTTTTATCAAAGTATTGTTTGTTCATATTTTCAAAGTCTACTTCTCTAGCTAGTTTTAGTTTTTCTTTTGATTGTTCATCATAGCTTAATTCCGTATTGTCTTTTTTCCAAGACTTAGAACCAGCAAGTGATTCCCTTACAGCAAAAGGAGTTTCTTTCCAGTCATCACTCTTTTTAAACTCAGAAAAGTTTTGGTATTTTCCTACAAGATTATTTCTAGTTTTTCTATTAGTTTCAGTATCTAAAACTTTTATGGCTTCCTTATATGAAGCTTGGTCTATACTATCTGCATAAAGGGCAAGTCCATCTTTGCTAGTGATAGTTCCAGTATAAATATCATTTAAAAGTTTAGCTCCAGCATTTCTTTTTGTTTTTAAATCTTGATTCTCACCATAAGCTTCATTTTGTCTATCAAAAATGATTTTATTTCTTCTATTTTGTTCAAAATCTTGAGCTAGATTATTTCTTCTATCTACTTCTGCTTCTTCTCTTTGCCCTAAAAGATATGTTCTATCTTCTTTTTTATCCCATACAGAACTTACAGCTTCTTGATTTATTCCACCCATATTCTCATATTTAGTTTCATAATCTTTTTTATCCATACTTAAAGCATCTGCTTTAGCTTCATCTGTGTATTGGTCTATATAGTATTTTGCATCATCTCTAGCAAACTGTTCGTTTACTCTTTTTTTACTTACATTTTTTTCTACTATATTTTTAGCATTTAAAGCGTTTAAAGGATTGTAAAAATTACTCTCATTTATATCTTTAGTTTCAGTAGCATCTACATACTTTGCAAGTTCCTGTTCATCTGCGTTTGCTCCATGTGCATCTACCATATTAGCAATACCATCAAAGGCTTTAGATAAAGCTCCAGCAACAGCTCCACTATTACTGTTTATTCCTCTATTTAAAAAGCCAGAAAAATCTATTTTTGGTGCTTGTGTGTTATATCTTGCCATTTTATCTTATTCCTTTCATTGCATTTACTAAAAGTTGAGCTTCTTTTGCTTTATTGTTGTTTACATTTGCACTATTTGCTTGATTTATTCTTACCATATCTACAGCGTTTTTATTGCCTTGATATGAAGCTTTTGCTTCATTTAGCTTAATATCACTTGCTAATTTTGCAAGTTTTAGTTGCTCTTCTGGATTTGCTTGTGCTTCTGGACTTCTTTGTTGTTGTTGAGAAATTAAACCTTTAAGCTTCTCAGCTATTGGTGCATTTGCATCGGCATAGATTTCAGGAGTCAAAGCAAGTGCTAGTTCTGGATTACTTCTTTCTATTTGTTTTAGCATTTCTATATTTAATCTAAATCTTTCATTTGCACTTGTAGTCTCTTTTGCTTCTTCTGTATAGATTAAGTCATATTTTCCTACAGTGATTTTGTTTTTCATTTTAGGCTCTACAAAACCATCACCTATATCTTCATAGTTCACAAAACCATTTTCATCTAAATCAGGCTCATTCATAGTGAAGTAAGATAAAGTATCATCAGGCTCTATTATTTTTACAAGTCTAGTTGCATCATAATAGTATATAAGAATAGGTATAAGCTTTTTGATAGTTCTCATTTGAAGTCTTGAACTTGCTTTAAAATACTCAGATAAGCCAAAAGTACCAGTGGAAAGTCTTTTCTCTATAGCTTCACCACTTAGTCTATTATTAGCAACAGCTAAAAGCTCATCATTAAATCCTAAGATTTCTTTCATCTGATTTCTTGTATCTATTATGATATTTATGATTTGTTGATATTCAGTATGTTGTTTTACTTCTTTTATACCGCCTATATTTTCCACTTCAACTATAGCGTTATCTAAAGAAAACTCATTTTTGAATATCTCTATATCATCCACACTATCAGTTTGTACTAGAACTTTTACATTTCCTAGCATATTATATAGTCTTAACTTTGCATTATTTATAGCATCTTGTAAAGGCATAATATCTTTGTAGATTCCAGCATGACCTTTTATATTTTTTGTACGATTTTTCTTTTTTCTTAAAAACTGTACTATTATAGGGAAGCCTTCTATTAAGTCTTTAAATGGAGATTCTTCTTGCTTTAAAATGATACTATCACTCCAATAGCTATAAAAATATTTATATTTTTTCTCTTTTATATCAAACTTTTTATACCAAGTATAACAAAGTAAATATCTATCTTCTGTAGCTCCATAAAGATAAGTATTTTCATCCAAAGATTTATCTATATAGTTATTTGTATGAAGTTTTCCTATAAGCTCTTCACTAAAACCCAAAGCTAAAAGCTCATCTTTGTTTGTAAAAAAAGCTTGAGTGAAAAATCTTGCATCAGAGTAATCTTCTTTTTTACTATGAGGATCTAAAAAACTCTCAGAAGATGGAATATTTATAATCTTTGCATCTTTTAGGCTTCTTCCAAACTGGTCTAGCTCATCACTTTGTTGTACTTTTATTTCTTGAACTGCAAAACCAGCAATTCTTAAGTCTTCATCAGAACACTCTTTTTCTTCATCAAACTCAGTTTCATGTTGATTAGCTCTTATTGTTTCTCTTAAAATTCTAGCAGATAAGTCGTCTTGATTTTGACCACCATGTATACCTATTTGAACTTTTCTAGTCTCTTGAAAACCTACCATTTTAGTGTCAAACTTTTGGATATTGTTTTCCCACTGCTCAGGTTGTCCTCTAGAAGATAAAGTAAATTTGATACTATCCGCTAACTGCTCACCCTCTTTGTATTCCAAAGTTTTTCTTGCTAGTTTTCTAGATGAGTCTAGAATATCTAAACTCTCATCTAACCAAGACTGAAACTGAATAGTATCTTTATACATATTTTTCCTTATCCCCAAACAGACGCAACAGCATTGTCTAATTCTGCTTGTGCATTAGCTCTTCTTTTTATTTCGCTTTCTTGATATGCTTGTGCATCTGCATATTGCTTCTTTTGAAGTTCTAGGGTTTCTTGATTTGTTTTATTTGAATCATATGCCATAAAAGCATCTGCTATAGCTCCAGCACCTTTCAAGGTTTCTGCAAAGTTTGCTCCAGTAGTCGCTTTATCAGCCCATCCAGAAACACTATCCCACACATTTCCAGCTGATTTTATTAGCCAATCCCACATATCTAAATCCTTTTTTTATATAATTTGAAAATCAGAAGTCACACTTCTGTGTCTAGTCTTTGAAGCTTTTTTGGCTTCATATATCTCTTGCTTATATCTTTTTAAGTAGTGAGTAGATAAGTTTCTATTGTCTCTATCAGGAAGCTTTTCACAAGCTCTAGATAAAAAGTTTAGTCTTAAACTCTCTTCTAAAAAGATTGGTATATTCAAATCTGCATCTTCACTATCTAGCCTTTTAGCTTTTGAAAATGATATTTTTATTTCCATATCATCTTTTTTCAAAGCTGGATAAATATATAACTTATCAGCATCAAAGCTAAAGATTTTTTCACATCTTTGAGAAAAGCACTCTTCATTAAATCTATTTATGATTCTTTTTTTATATGGAATATTATTTATAACCACAACATCCACATCAATAACATCATCTTTGATAAAATATTCATTTTCATCTGCTACAGTAAGAAGTGTTATTTTTTCTTTAAAAATAGGTCTATCTTTTTGTAGTTGAATATATGCACTTTTCAAATATGTAAACAACTCCAACTCTTTGTAGTTTTCATTATCATCACCTACATCTAAAATTTCATATTGTTCTTCTATAAAATCTTTAGCTACCATCTCAAGATTCCTCTTGAGATGTAGTTTCTTCTTTTTTAGTTGTAGCTTTTTTAGTTGTAGCTTTTTTTACTGGAGTTTTATTTTCAAGTTTTTCATTTAGTTCAGCATTTAAAGCTTTTAACTCATTAACCTCATCATGCTCTCTAGTTTCATATGCTTCAAGTTCTTGCTTTAGAGTTTCTAATTGCAAAGAAAGTTCAGCATTTAAAACTTTTTGCTCATCAATACTTTTCTTTGCATCATCTGATATTTGTTCTATAACGCTAGTTTCAATACCATCAAGCAAATCAATATTTACAAGCTCATACGGATTTCCTTTTCTAGTTAAAAACTTAGCACTTTTTAAAGGAAGAATCAAAACATCACCTTTTTTTACTTCTGGAGTTTTTAAAAGTTTTAAATCTCTTGAAAGGATTACATCCTCACCCGTATAAGTGATAGAAGATATGTCTCTATGATAATGTGTAGTCATTTATTTACCTTTGTTTTATAAAAAAGGGTAAAACAAAAGCCTTACCCTTTTTGGATTACTTGTTACTGATTTTTAGAAGCAGAAGCTACAAAAGCAACAACACCAAAGTCTTTTTGGTGATATGGAGAAGCTACTTCTTCTGCTTTTTTACCAACAAATTTAGCTTTAGAAATAGCCATGTTTCTATCAACCCCAACTCTAGCTTTTCTATCCATGTCATACATTTCTTCATAATATGTATATCCGTCATCCATAGGTAAAAGCATAGCAGTAGCACCCATTAATAGATTGATTTCAGTAGCAATACCAGCAGCACCAGCATAAGCAGAAAAGTCTTGACCATCAAATCCCTCATCAGCAGAAGTATAAATACCAGCATACTCAGCAGAAACAGTTCCAATATCAAGTAAAATACAATCATCAATTATTCCTAATTGACCAGTAAAGATTGGTGAGCTAAGTCCTACATCAGATGCAGATTTTTGCTTCTCTTCCCAAACTGGGTCTTGCTTTAAGTTAAAAGCAGTAGCTTCACCTACAAACATGATATAAATCTTTCTTTTTACAGACACACCATGAGTATCTTTTGTAAGAATAGTTTTGTATGGAGTGATTTTTGGCTTAGCACTTCCATCAGCATTTTTAGAAGATTTAGCAATAGAGATAGCTCTTTGCACATCAGCAACAGTTGCATAATCAGTAGCTAAAACAGAAGAAGTATCAACTTGTCCAACATGACCAGCAGGTACAATACAAGTACAGTCATCACTAGCTCTTGATAGCACGATTCTGTCAAACTTGTCAGTTTCACCTTCTTGTAAACCATCTTTCGCATCATCTCTAAAGTTGATAAACTTAGCTTGATTTAAAATCTTGATGTTTTCACCAGATTCAACAGAGTTACCAAAAGTATCTAATACAACTTTTTGATAAAGATTAATAAGCTTTCCTCTATTTGTATCAAAGTCAGCGTTTCCTTGTACTCCACCACTTCTTAAATTACCTCGTAATCTAATAGTAGACATACCCTCAATATTTCCAGTCTCATCTTGAGCTTTAATGGGTGCATTAGCACCAGTTCCAATAAACTGATTAAAAATAGAGTCTTCTACAACTGCAGTAGTAACTTCTTTTTCTAATCTTTGCTTTACACCTAATTCAGTTAGTTCAAATAATGGCATTTTTTTTCCTTATCATTTTTTAATTTTTATTTTCAAATAGGAGAACCAAGTTCTCATCTTGTAATAAAACCAAAAAAAAATCTCGCAGTGTTAGACACCACAAGATTTAAGAAAAAGTTTGTGAAATTAAGTATTTAAGGAGTTGATTCTAAAGCAGTGATTCTATTTGCAAGGTCAGTGTTTACTTGATTTTGAGTGTCTAGAGCATTTTCTAAAGCAGTGATTTTGCCGTTTGCTAGAGTGAGATTATTTTCTAAAGCAGTGATTTTACTTTTTAAGCTTAAAATATCATTTGCTAAGTCACCTATAGTTGAGCTACTTATATATTCAACTCTTTTTTTTAGTTTTTGATTTTCTATTCTTGCTATTTTATCCCTATTTTCTCTTGACATATTACCTTCTCCCCTGCAATTCTTTCATTCTATTATCCCACCCAATACTGTAAATCATATATTTTTCTGGATTTGATTTTATAAGTAAAGAGTATTCAGCACACATTCCTAGGAGCATATATGATTCAAAAAGTAAGCCTACATTTTCTCTAGTGTTACAAGCATACAAGCATTTATCTAAACCTTTTTGAGTATTTGAACCAAAGATTCCATCTTCTGTTGTTCTCTTGTAATCAACAAAACCATTTCTATTCATTGTGTTTATCGCATACTGAACAGATTTCCATGCTAATTTTGGACTGTTTGTGTACATAGAAAACATAGCTATTACACAATCTTTATGAAACATTTCTAGTCTTGCAAGTCTTAGATAATCTTTATAAAAATCTATTGCTAACCCAAGAAATTTATCATTTAGCTTTTCATCTTTATTTATATAATTATTTATAAAATCTAAATCTTTTTCTTGCCAATTGCAAGATTCTTCTTTGATTCCAAGTTTGAAAGTTAGATAATCTATCTCTTTAAAAATAGCTGCGCTTGGATGTGCGTGTCTATATATTCCATACATAGAAGTAATATCATGCTCCATGCTGTTATAGTGAATTTCAGTTCCTTCTGCATCTGCTAAGTATTCCATTAATGTATACATTTGCTTTGTCATTTGCATACTTCGTTACTCCTTTTTAATTTAATAATGCACTCTAAATATTTACCTAAAATCTCATCAATAGTTTCAGCTCTAAAATCACAATTTACATCAGGAGTTTTGCAAGCTGCTTTAACTCTTATTATCTCTAGTTCTTGTTTTTGCGAACATCCACTAAAGACTATTAAAATCAATATCGCCAAGAGACTTAACTTTTTCTTCACAAGTTCCTCCTTTAATGATTTCTTTATACTTATAAACTATTTTATATTTCACTTTTGGTTTTTGATTTTTCCATGTTTCATATATTTCTTCTTGTTTTTCAATTTCTGCATTTAAGACTTCTAAATCTTCTTGAACAATTGAATATCTTAGTTCTTCTTTTAAAACAGTTTCTTGTAATATTTTATTTTCTTGTATGATATTTTGTTTAGATATATACAAATAAGAGATAAGCAATAAAGTAGTTATTACAAAACCTATTTTTATAAAGCTTAAATATTTAGTTATCATCTTCTGCTCCACTTTTCTTTAAGTGCTTCTGCTAAAGATTTTAAAATATCTGCATTTAGTTTAGATCTTAGAAGCATTCCAAAAAAAGCAAAAAGCCAAACAAATGTAATCTCTTCAAAATAATCTATTTTTAAAGTGTATGCACCTGCTAATAATAAAAGAGTTACTAATATAAAAGCTATTTTAGTAATAGGATTTTCTTGAAACATTTACTTCCTCCTAATCTCTTTTAAAATCTCTTCTTGCCCTTGTGAAAACTTATTTAACACCTTTCCCATATCATCAAACTTACTATCTATATGCTTTTCCATCTGTCTAAACATTTCTTTAGATACAAACTCTCTTCTAACATCTTCCATGGTAGTTGCATTTGCCAGCCTTGACTTATGGTCTATGAGTTCTTCAAATGACTTGTCTAATTTTAAACCTAGCACTTTTCTAGCATTTGATTCAACTTCAATAGCTCTCTCATTTGCTTCTGTTTTATATTTCCCCACAGCAAGCATTGCTATTAAACCTACAACGGAAATAAGCAATGACATCATCCAGCTTTCTATGTGTTCCATTTTTTACACCTCGTATCTAAAACATCCAT